AAAACAACTTGTACAAATGCCGGCTTCTTTACAAAATCATCCGGTATGATTATTCCGCATTGTCCTGCAACATCCTTCAAGACCTCAGCTCTTTTATGGGCTATAATTTTTTCTTCCTTCATAACCCCATTGAGTGTTTTAAGAAGCCCATTCAATCCACCAGCCTTACTGTTACTTTTTAATGTGGGAACTTTTATTCTCTGTTCCATGTCATTGAATTTCTTAGTATATACAGCCGTGAATGCTGTTCCTCTTACTCCTGTCATTTTATTACTTACAAACTCACATCCTAGTTTTGTTAGTAGATAACAAGGTTGTTCTTTGTTTTGAGAATTTATATATGCGCTTTCTATAAAGTATTCTCCAGTATTTATAGGACTCTCCAAATTTGGCGACTCCTTATTGGCTTGATTCATTTGTGAAATATAAGTTCTTATGTCCCTTAGCAATTTACCATGTTCTTTTCCTATTATTTTAGCTACTTCCCTGCTATCTATAGTCAGCATTCCATTATTTATATTTTCTAAATTATTCATTTTTATCCCTCCAACAACTCTGGATTTTCGTATATGTTTCCTATAACCTCTAAGCCTTTTACTGTCCCGATATTAAAACAAGGATATGATTTTAAACTTTTGTCTAAAGGTTTAAAAACATAACTTCCTATATCATTATTCCATTTAACAGCAAAATACTTGTCTTTAAATCTCTTTCTTTGCTCTTTTACGATATCACCCTCGTACACCTCTTTACCGTTCTTATCCTTAAGTCCGGTAAATTGCCCTACTGTTTTAGGAACAACCTCTACTTCATACATAGGTCTTGGCATATTCCAATCTGCAAACCCCGGATAAATTATAAATCCTTTAGGTTCTTCTTCTTTATCATTAGGTGTTTTAATACATTGTAAAGGTAATGCCTTTTCATAATAAAATCCATATACCCAATCTGCACCATCAATTCTCTTACCTCTAAATTTAATCTCTCTTTCCATCTACTCACCTTCTTTAAATTCCCCTGTATAATAAATCCAATTCAGGACATACTATTCATAAAGCATTATTTTAATCTCCATATTTATTTTTTACTTTCGAATAATTGCTCTTTGTACCAGGGGTTATTAAATCCCTGGTATTTGAGTTTATTACAAAGTTTTTGTATTACGAATTATTCTTATCATAAATATTTCCAACTACTTCAATACATCTAAAAGTTTGTAAGAATTCAATCCAAGTCCAGTGTCCAAACCAATAGGTGCCATTCTCAAAAACAATTTTATTTATAAAAGGTTCTGTTTCTGTATCACCATATTTATAAGCCTTTACAATATCACCTACATAAATTTCATAACCATTTATTGTTTGAATATATTGACCAACTGTTTCAGGTATTACTAAATGACTTTCGTTTGTACCTTTCGCATCAATATAATAATTGACACCGTCTCTATACGCTTCATGCTTCCAACAATCAGGCATAGTGAATTCTCTATAAAATCCATAATGCCAATCGCCATTGTCAACTCTTTTACCTCGGAATTTTGCTTCTTGCATTATATTCTCTCCTTCCGCATCAATTTCAAAAGATATCCTTCCAATTGTCAAATTTAAAGGTTTTTCTCCTCTCAGTTGCTTTAATACTCTTTTGGATTACGCAGCTAATCTTCATCTTCATTATCCCAATCTTTACAACAATCAACACAAGCATTTTCTTTACTTAAAGCACACTCCAAGCAGTCCATTTCTAAATCTGAATCGTCAATTTTATCATCTATCTTAACAAAATATTTTTTAAAATCATTTTCTGTTATTTCTAGCCAATTCACACAATCTTCCTTTATTTCTTCAAGCCTTATCTCTCCACCGACCAGCCTAAAATCATCATCTTCTGGAATTTCCCAAATTGAACCTTCTTTTATTTCTACATATTCATTTTCTATAGTAAAACCGTCATCATCACATTTTTCTATTGAAAATCCTTTTGTACATTTATACATTTCGACCCCCATTTTATTGATTATTATTAGTCGTATTTAACTTACACATTTTACATCTTGTTATAGGCTCGTCTCTATCTTCACCTGCATATCCCTCACATTGACCGTCATATTGTTCTGGCCTGCCAACCCCTAAGCTAACAGCTTCTTTAATAACACTACAATTTTCTAATGTTTTGTTAGCCATTATTTCACCTCCCGGATGTTCGCTATCAACAACCATTCTGGTATTTTCTATCTGTAGTAAATCAACATAGGTCTATACCCTAAAGCTTTCAATCTTCTTATTTTTATTGCAAAATTATCAACTTTTCTATAATTATCATGATTTATCTCTTGTCCATAAACAGGAAACCCATATTCACTATTTTTTATTTCTTTCAAAGTATACTTTTCACAATTATTTAAATCACTTGTATATCCTCCAAAACTTCTTTTTTTATCATCTTCGGTATGTGTTCCCCAAAATAGCAAAGAACCTGCTATTCCTTTGTAGATATTACATACAATTACATAATTTCTTTCCAACACCCTCACCTCCCGAAACGTCACATTATTTTCACTTTGTATACTTACTTCCTACTTGCATTAAAATCAACTTCTGCACAAGCCTCACAACCCCTGTCAACCAACTTTTTATTGTGCCTGTGAAATCCTTGAACTATGTCAAAATTCTCCCTGAAAAGCTTGGCCAATATTCCAATGCATACTTGTATTACATCTAGCACCTCTTCCATGATATCTTTCTTATTTCCAGAGGAGAGAGCTTCACACAGCTCTCCTGCCTCCTCTAAAACTTTATCCTTCCAATCTTCCCAAGACATTGTACGATTGTCTATTTTATTACCTTTGCGGTCTATCAATTTTCTAAGTACCATTAGTTTTAGTTTCAACGTGTTCACCTTCTCAATTTTTTAATTTGTCTTATATATCCCGAAGCCATAGCTTTATACTGTTCTGGCCTATCTGGTAATAGCTTTTCTTTTAGGCATTTCAAACTCTTTTCTAGTCTATCTATTTGTTCCTTCTTGGACTTATCCATACTCACACTTCTTTCAATACTTTCAAATCAATATCTGGATACCTCAACCTAAACTGCTTGTATGTCCTCTTCCATTGTGCTGATTCATACCCTTTGGTATCCTCAACACTGTAAGTACCATCCTTATTGAGTATCAAGAAATCGGCCTTGTATGTTATTCCTTTGTTTTCATCATTACCCTCCTGGAGAATAAACTCCGGCTGCAGTATAAATCCTGCGATTTCCCCAGCATAGAATAAAAGTTTTAATTGACAATACCTCTTCATTTCAAGCTGGCTTCTGAAATATACTCCGTCATGCCATATACCCTTATTCCTGTATTTCTGCCTTTTTACTTTTGGTTTCTCTGTCTTCTGACCTCTTTTTTTCAGGTATTCCCGGTATTGTTCCTCTGTCCAGTTCATCTATATTCACCTTTACTTGACTTCCAAATTTTATGGGTTTGGCATCTTTTACAACTTTTAAACTCACATAACCACTTCCTTAAGCTCCATAAATTCCTGAATTTCTGCAATTATATCTTTTAAATCTTCTATTTTTACATCTATACTTTTGGACTGTGACGTATACAAAGTAACATATTTGCCTTCTATAGAAAAACTTAACTTTTCGCCTTCCAATCTAACTATTTTCAATCTTTTCTTAGAATCTTTCGCCGGTCCTTCGCAGTCCTTCGCCGATTTATCAGCTGGCTTCACCGCCTTTTCTTTTACAACAACAGAGCCTTTTTCAAACTCCGTATTTTCACACAACTCATTTATTTCATCCTTGCCAAAGATATTTTCCACTGCTTCCTCCACATCTTTTTCCTCTTCCCACTTGGAGTAATAATTCTCTGCTGTCAACCTGGTTATTCCAAATTTATTAACTACGCCTTTTAGTAAATCTTCCTTCAATTGTTCTTTGTTACTGTTAAAATATTCAAAGCATTTTTCTTTATTGCTCATTAATATTCACTCCTTTTTATTTAATAACGCAATATTCACCGCATATCAGACATCTTTTAATAATTCCACCCGACCTAGTTTTACCAATACTTTTCCAGTAATGATTGCAAGTCTTAGGACTTTTCTTTTTCATCTTTATCACCTACTACACTAATATTCCAAAACTCTCATACAGCTCTTTTAAACCTATCCTGATTTTCAAATGACATAATTACTACTTGTACCCTTTTCTTTTGAATTTACTATGTCTATGGCTTAAATTAGCTATTATTTATACAATCCTTTAGGACTAAACTTATTTACATTGCATTCATCACAACTTTGTGCAGTACTATTAATGATTTTCTTACTACTCCTCCAACAGTGCAGACATTTATTTTTAATTAACTTCTTTTCACATTTTGCACAAAAGTTGCATGGCATTTTATTTTTATGGCCACAATGGGAGCATTCAAACATTGTTGAATATTTAGATTTATAAATCATACAACCCGCACCTCTCCCACACAAAACTCCATATACCTGAAACTTTCTTTCCGTTCGTTTTCATGCTTCTTCCACTTGACCAACACCAAGCAATCTGTCCTATCAGCTACAACTCCTCTTATGAGCTTATATTTCCTACGACTGTATTCCACTTTTAACGTTATCTTCTGCCCTATCCTGAAATCCTTTCTCATCCTCCGAATACTTTCCGTAGTGTAGAATGAATCCCTGGGAAGCGTAGGTAACTTGCGCACTATAGGCAAACCTAATTCATTTCCTATAATTCCTATGAGAGAAGCACTACACCCCAACTTCTTAGCCATATCCTTCTTGGGTATAATCTCCCAGTTATCTCTTACAAAGTCCAAATCTTCTTTTTTTCTTTCGAACGCAACTGCCATTTTTTATCACCTCAATTTACTTGTTTTGAGGTTATTTAAGCAGCTCTGGCACACCTTTTTCCCTTTAAACTTGGTGATATCCTTTGTTCCTCCGCAGAACACGCAAGCAGGCTTGTACTTACCTAGGATAATTTCATCCTCGTTTACGCTTATTTCCAGTGGTGTACCCTCCGGCATATCCAATTTTTTTCTTAACTTCTTCGGTAGAACTACTCTACCCAACTCGTCCACTTTTCTAACTATTCCTGTTGATTTCATTTGGTTTTCCTCCTTACTTTTATATTTCAGCTGTTTAGTATATCTCTGAGCATCTGGGTTTTTCTAATCCCATTTTTTATCCGTATACTTGAACCTGTATTTTCAATAGGGGAACACATGTCATGGATTAATCTATCTGCAGTTCTGCCAATATCATATTCACAGTCCCTGTCATATCTCCTCTTAAGTTGATTCATTGACAAATTTGACGTTATAATTAATGGCTTTTTCTTTCTGTACCTTGAATCCAATATTTGATACATGGTAGCTCTAGACCAATCCGTATTATTTTCAACTCCTATATCGTCAATAATTACTAAGTCTGCGTTATCCAAGCAATTAAGTATGTTCTGCACTCCTTCATCACCGTAGCTTCTGAAACTGCTCTTTATCCTCTCCAAAATTCCAATAGCAGAAACACAAACCACAGGTATAAACTGTTTTATAAGTGTATTGGCAATACACCCCGATAAAAATGTTTTTCCGTTACCTGGATTTCCGTAAATAAGTAGGCCTACGTTTTCCTTCAAGGCTTTTTCTTTAAAACACTTCACATACTTTATTCCCAGTTCATACATGCTCTCATTGCCCAAAGTATGGTCCCAGCTTTCAAAGGTGAACTCCCTAAACTCCCTGGTCATTAAGCTGTTATTGAATATTCTCTCAAGTCTAATCTGCTTTTCTCTGGCTTTAGATATACGCTCATTTTCTCCAAAGGCCTCTTTTTTACACTTACACATCCTTGGGACTATATAATTTCTCCCCATTAGCCTGACCACTTTTCCTGTAGGTTCACCACAAACAGGACAATTGTCTAGTTCTGTTTTAGAAGTGGAAACCAATTCCGGAGCTGTCGATCCCAAGTTTTGCGGGTTGTTTTGAGTTTCTAACATTGCTTTTACCCCCTTTTTTCTTGATACTCTCACACTTCCAAAGATCCTTTATAACGCCTGTGCAATAGCAAAAAGAGTTTATTTTATTATCCTCGGTATCTGGATTAAACTTATCAAAGGCTTGATCTATACCTCTCAAGATTATTTTGAGGGACGGCACCTCACTGCAAATCTTTTGAGCAGCTTCTAGCTCACGAGGTTTTAAATTTGAATCCAGCTTTCCTGATTTTTCACAGAAATGTTCCAACGCTATTACCCAGTTCTCTTTTTCTTTACTTTCTTTTTTAGTAGTATATTTACTTTCCTTTACTTTACTTTCCTCTACTTTACTTTGTGTGTTTTTGTCTGTAGTTATCGGGTTATGCGGAGTTTCTATTTCCTTCTGCTCGGTTTCTACTGGTAGAAATTCCTCTGTGCTAAGGTTTCTACTATTAATAACTGGTCTTTTAGGTACTTCTGCTTTTCTATTGTTATAAACTGGGGTAAGGTTTTTAACAAAATTATCACTCCAAATAAGCCCTTTTTCCCACAATTCACTGTCTATTGCATCCAAGTCAGCCAGTTTTTTTAGTATTTTATTTGCTAAATCTTCACTTACATGAGTTTTTGCCAGTAGAAACTCCCAATCAGCAGTATTTCTACAGTCATAAATGTGTCCATCAGTCATTCCCAATAGTTCCAGCACTTTAAACCAAAAAGCATAGCCATCATTACCAAAACTATTTTCTAATATAAACATTGTCTTCCCTGAACTAACGTAGTGAGGAAAATATTCCACTGTTTGTTTTTTGGGTCGTGCCACTTTCTCACCTTCTCCCAGTTTTCAAATGCTTTAAAATAAATCTATCTCTAACCCTAGTGGTTAAATCGTAGTTTCAAGCAGCCTGCCAGATCGGTACCGGCAGCCCTGCTTTGTAACTTTAAATCTTAAAATAATTCTATCTCTAGTCTTTTATCTGCAATATAGGTAGGCTTTCCTGTAAGCCTTTCTATCTCTTCTTGAAACTGTGCAGCGTTACTATTGCTATCACTTAAATGCAATAATGTAATATCTTTAACATTACTTAAATCCGTTGCCTTCAAAAATTCCTTAACATTTTCCAAACTAAAATGCGACTTTAACAACCTATTCGCCAATACCGGATGCACTAATCCTTTTTCGATATTTTCCTGTAATATGTTTCTGCTGTAGTTGCACTCAATCATGATGTGATTGAGCCCTGTAAAGTTATACTGGCAGTAGTAACTATCTGTAATAAAGAGCAGTTTACCCATATTGCTATGTTGTATAAGAAACCCTAAAGGCTCTACTGCATCATGTTCAGTTTCAAAAGGGAGTACAGTAAAATCCCCTATAGAAACCTGATTTTCAGATTTAATTACTTGTACTCTATAATCCCCAGCATCTATTGCCTTTAATGTTCCACTGCTGCTGTAGACATCTATTCCGTTACTGATAAGCTCCTTTATGGACTTACTATGATCTTTATGGCAATGGGTGACTAAACATCCTACAACATCCCTTAAATTAAAATCCAGTCCTTTTAAAATAGTCTTATAGGGAAGCCCACATTCAAGTATCAAAGTTTCATTTTTATTCTGGAGTAGATAGCAGTTACCACTGCTACCACTCCCTAAAACTTTAAGTTTCATTAGAATCCTGGTCCTTCTATTTCAGTCTGTTCTACTGAACTTGAAGTTTGTTTTTCTTCCACCTTCTCCGGCTCTATATCAATTATCTTCTTCTCTTCCGTTTTTTCCTCAGAAGCATTTATATCTATAGACTTCTTATTTGCCTTTTCCTTTATCTCTTCCTTAACTTCATATTCAACATTACCTACCATGCTCTCCTCATCATAGGTCTTGTCCGTATTGTTAAAAGCTTCAATTAAAAGGTCACTGTCATCAGAGGTATTTGCATACATCTTGCAAGCCCTGTTTATCACTGATTTTTTCGCCATTTCATCAGTGAAATTTTTATGTGCTCCACTATTACCTTTTGCATAACCCTGTCCCCATGCTTTCTTTATTTGGTCGATATTCATTACCTCTGCATGGATGGGACCATTCTCTCCGATTACTACTGCAAAGGCACCTTTGATTTTATTTGTATCTATATTTTCAAACCTGGGATTAAATTTACTGATTTTAAGTGTTGCTGTATCCAGGTCATAGGTCTGTTCAAATTCATCACCTTCATATATACAGTAGGCTTTAACATCCCTGACACCTTTTAGTCTTTTTGTTACTGCCACAGTTCCCATGTAACTCCTCATGAGCTGCAGCTGATTTCCATATACTATAAAATAGCATTGTTTTTTAGCAGGTGTCAGTCCCTGCAGGCACATATCATATAGAGAACCTATAATTGAATTTTTGGTACATACCTCAAGTGCCGGTTTATTGCTTTTGTCCTTGACTTCCTGTAATTGGAGCCATGCACTGTTTAGGGCATTGGCAACTGAATAATTAGGAGGAAATGCTATATCATTATTTTTTCTAAGCTCCCCTATCTTTTCCGTTATCTGGTTTAGGGCATCTTCTTTGGCTAGTGTTATTGCAGTACTTTTATTTTCCATTTCTATCACCTTCACTTATTCTTAATTTAACTTGCGAGCTGCTTTTCTTCTGCAATCTCACCATTTTCAATCCTTAATTTTTTATCCGATTTGCTTACAGCTAAATTCACTACCTGGCTTTCCACATCTATGAGCTTTGTGATACTTTCCCTGTTATCTATAAATATTGGTGCATTAATTTCATAGTGCCTAGACAGGATATTTATAATATCTATTCCGGCATTAATCTTTGCACCTGAATTTAGGTTTGTTGAGAACGGTATTCCATCTACAAGGGGTTCGCATCCCTCTTCAATCCCTCCATTAAGCAGGGTTTTAAAGAATCTGAACTTAACATATTTAAATTTGGAATTAATACTTGATTCCATGAGTTCAACTTTGGTTTTTATAAATTCATTGCACAGGAACTCTTGCTTTTCTAAATCAGCAATCTGCTGATTTAGTTCTTTTTCCTTATTTAAAAGTTCCTCAATTCTGGCATTTGTTCTATCATTCATTTCCTTATATCCTAACTTGTAGTTGACTTCCTCAAGTTCTTTTTCTATACTTTCTTTTTTCTCTTTAAGCTCTCTTATCTTGGAATCCGATTCTACCGGTTTTGAAAGTTCTGTTTCAAGTTCTTCAACCTGTTTTAATATCTCCTGGTATTCCTTGTTACTATCAAGGTCTATATTTATTTTGAAATTGTCCATTTCAGATTGAAGCTTACTCTTCTCATTATTGAGTTTTTCCAGAGAATCCCTGGCATTTTTTAAAGCTGTTTCATTCCCCAATACCTTATTTTCATACTTTTCAAATTCCTTGAACTTGCTCTTTCCCTCTGCTCTTATACTTTTAAGAATCCTAACCTTATTCTGGTTAAAATTGCCTTCCATCTCTTGCCTGTGGCTTTCAATATCTTTCTCCTCAAAAGGGCGGTGGCAGGTAGGACATACACGTGCATCCTCTGGAAGTTCAAAAACTTTTTCGTTTTCCTCATACCACTTATCCCTTAAAGCTTTAACTTCTACTTCTAAGTTCTTTGCTATTTTAAGGTTGTTGTTTTTCTCCATTTCAAGGGATTTAATATCAAACTTAAGCTGGCCTATTTCACCATTTAGACTGGTTATGTCCTGGGCTATTTTATCCCTTCCACTTTCGGCCTTTTCAACTTCCTCATGTTCAATATCCTTTAATTTAGATTTAAGTCCATAAAGCTTATCTTTTTTCATGAAGAGCTCATCATCCATCTTTGTTTTATCAAGGAGCTGCTCCTCCACACTCTTCATACCTGAAACTATTCCACGTTTTCTAAACTCCAGGGCTTCAAAATCAATATCTTCTTTTTTCACATTCTTTCTAAGTTCATCAACCCTGTAGGGTATTGCCTTTCTGTCTTCAACAAGCTTTTTTATTGACTCCTTTACATTCTTTTTAAATTCATCTATATCCTTGTTTACAAGAAATTCTTCCAGAGGTTTCAATTCCTTTTTTGAATCAATAACATTCTGGTCCGTAATTTCCCCTATCATTCCCATAAGTATATTTTTTCTTTCCTGCCATGTCATTTTAGTTGAGAAATGCATTGGGTTGGTTAGGAGCTTAAATATATCCTCCTGAATAATTTCATTTATTTTCTTCTTGTACTCTTTCTCTTTCTTAGGTACATTATCTATATAATAAGAAGCAGTCGCACCCTGAAACTCTGATTCAGTTTTCCCCTTTGGCTTAACCCACTTTTCTTTCAAGAGTTTCCTTAACACTGTGTTTACACCATTTATCTCAAGTACTGCTTCAACTTCAGTATCAACCATATGAACTACTTTGTTATTCTCGTCAAGTGGCTGCACATCAAATTTACTTATATCCTGACTATCCTTGTTAAATAAAAGCCATGTAAAGGCATCAAATATCGTAGTTTTTCCCGTAGCATTGTCCCCGTAGATATTGGTTATTTTGTCAAAGTTTATATCAAGCTCTTTTATTCCCTTGAAACTTCTAAGGTGTAGTTCTTTTAAAACTATTGTTTTACTCATGTTCTACCTCCTTGATATTTTTCTATAAAAGTGATACATATTCTTCACATAAATAATGCTGTTGCATAGTATATAAAGAAATTGCTTATCATAACCTCTCCTATTTGATTTTTCCCCCATTCTGCGATAGAATGGGGATAACATATTTTTAATTATTTCATCCAATACCTCAATAGCTCTTTCTTCACTCTCATATTTCCCTACGCAAATACCCGATTTTGGGATTTGTCCTGGCAATTCGCTAACAAAAATTCTAGTATCACAAATATCCAGCATCCCAACATTTACAAGTCTTTTCTTGTTTTGAGATCTAATCCACATCTCCTATCCCTCCATAAATATTTTTACTTCCTCAACTGTCAGTGCATCAATATCTTTAAAAGTCTCCCCAGATACCGGATCATAAAGTTCTCCGTTGTTATCCAGGTCGCACTCTCTAAGTTTCTTTGCTGTAAGTGTATCCATGTTATTCACCCCCTAACTCTTCTGCTTGTACACATCATCCTGACACTTAACCTTTTCCACGCAAACTTCCGCAAGCTGAATACCTTCCCTTAAAAGCTCCCTAAGCCTCTTGTTTTCCCTCTGCAGCTTCACAAACTCCTTATCTCTCATCTATTGGCCTCCCTTTAAATAACATTTGCCAAGAATATAATTACAGGTATTAGAACAACTATGGTTAATTGATTCTCTGTGTCATCTTCTCTTTTAAATCTGATTGTGTGATATATAGCTAGTGCAATAACTGCCATAAGGCTATACACTCCTAATACTTGGACTCCCATCTGTGTCATACTTTCCCTCCTTCCCCTCCTTCATCTTTCTCATTTCTACATTTACAAGCTCGTCCATTTCCTGACTAGCATATAAAGTTCTAATATTTGATAAGCCATATAAATCAATACATTCATGTAACTTATCTCTAGCAGCTTCTGTGGTCATGACTGCACCTGCTTTCCAAATGCTATGTCCATTTTAGGAGCTTTGTGCTTTTTAATCTCAACTCCATTTTTAACTAGGATATTTTTTAAAGTTGTTGGAGCACAATCTACACTTAAAGCTGCCCTATTTAAAGATCCATATTTGTTGTATAGTTCAATGGCTCTATTTACATCTATTGCCTTTGCTCTACGCATCTACTCTCTTCCTCCTTCCCAACTTTCTCCTCTAGCCAATTGTCAAATTCATTTGCATATTCCCTATCTAAGTTAAAATCTGCTTTTATGCCTTTCTCTTCCGTGAATTGGTCCCACATATCTTCAAGCCAAAACATATATTGATATCCTCTTACTTTGCTTGGGTCTGTGCCTGTAGCTTTTAAATAAGCTCTGTATCTCTGGTTAAACATCTTCATCCTCCTCTATATACCAGTCAGCATTTAATATCATCCATATCGTTGGTGGATAATTTTTCTCATCCCATAATCCTCCGTTAGCTTTAGGGGTATAAGTATGAGTAATCAATAAGTCACCTTTATTTGTATAACTATTAATGTATTGGCAATATATTGTCTTACCTACATCTAATGCCTTTACAGCTTCCATAAAAGTTACTGGCTTCTTAACTAATTCCCATTTTCCGTCTATACCAATAATCATTCCTTCTCCATGGTCGTTCCTACTAACTAACCAACCTCTATCATTTAATTTAAGAAAAACAATTCCATCCACATCCGTATGCTGTGTAAACTCCAATTCATGATTCTTCTCCAGCATTTGTATTGCTTCTGATAAACTATAAGTCTTTGTCATCCTTTTCCTCCTTCATCTCCTCAACTATAAGCTTGTCTAGTTCCTGACTAGCTTCTAAAGTCCTGATATCTGATAAGTCATATAACTTAATACACTGGTGTAACTTATCTCTGGCAGCTTCTGTGGTCATGCTTCCGCCTGCTTTCTTGCCCTACTTTTAGCAAATATTAAGTCTAGACTTTTTTGCCTCTTTTCCTTAGTCATTAACCCAATTTCACTTGGAGTCATTATTGGCTTAGTTGAAGCATCTTTTAAATTCCATTTATATTTCGTCACTCTATCATAAAATGCATGGTCAGATATTCCATTTGCCCGAGCTGTTTCAAGATATTCCTTTGGGAACTTTCTATTTTTTGAATAAGCTCTTGATACTGTTATCCTTTTATCTTCAATAGGTTCTGTTGCAGCTTTATACATATCCCATCCTAATTTATTGACACGTGTTCTTAAAGTGCTAATACATACACCGTTTCTTTTAGCGAGTTCTAAAATCTCTCTAGGATATTCTTTTCTAATACGTGGCGGTGTTGTCACAGCTTTCTCTATGCGTGATAGGTAAGACTTTGAAATTATCTCAATCTTTTCCCCCACCTCACACCGGACATGAGATTTTCACCTCATCCGGCGTTCCAACAAATTGCATTTTACTAATTAAATAACTGAATTTTCTACTAACTTTCTTAAAGAATTAACTCGATTGTTTCTTAGTTTCTGTTTCTTCTTTAATAAGCTTTCCTTCAAGTCTATTACTCTCCCTTCTGGGGATTTCATATCTCTTAGTCATACCAGAACCTTGAATTATTCAGTATTTAATTTTCAAATAACAACTTGTCTAGTGGCTATTGCTCTATTTCCATTACAGAAACTTCACTGCTTCATGCCACCACTCTCACTTAGATTAAGATAAGTTATACATTGACTGCTTTCCTTATCACTACTTCTTCGGTAATAAAACCTCCATATTCTAAGCTTTCCTTGTTCCGTTATTGCTATCTGTACATATATCCGTAGGTCATCAGTATGAGCCTGTAGGCTTGATAATGCCTTTAACACTATATGGATTTTCATAGAGTAAAGTTTTACTAATCCACACCCACTACACATATGTGTTATACCCATTTCTAGGTATTCGTTGTTTAGACCCGTACATTCCTGATTTCGTCAGTTCCCTTTGGAACATCCTAACCATAGATATTTTATAGACCCTAGCTCTATCACTACTCGACCACCTCTGGTTCGCATTTCGTGTAAATATTTGTATTTACTTACGGTAGCTCTCAAGCCATTTAACGAGCTTTTAACCCTCTGATGTTTACTCATCAAAACACTAATCGTATCCTTTGAGAAGGCATTTCAAGGCGTTACCCTATCATTCTACCTTTCGCAATAACAGTTCTAATTTCTAAATTTAATCAGCTAATTAGGCTAGTTTTGTAGAAGACCCTCGCCTTCCTTTGTCTAGCAACAAGTCACACTTATCCCAACCTCTATACCTTATCCTTTTATCTAAAGTCTTTTTAGTTATGCCGATTTTAGCTGCCTCTTCATATTCTTCTGGAGTTATATAAAAATCATAGACTTGCAATTTTCTTCCTCCTCTCCCTCTCCTGAACCAGCCTGTTATAAGCTTCTTAATGGATTCCCTTATCCTTTGGACTGGTATCGTGCTTCAACTGCCATTCAAGAGCTGCAATCTGTCTATCTAACTTTATGTTGTCCTCTGGGATTATTACGTTTAGCTTTTGGATTCCTCCTCTCTAACTACCTCCAATCCATTTTTCCTAGCCCATGCATCTAAATTTTCT